CCATGATACATGCAGTTGAAACATTCTGTCCTTGCATTATAGATTTGATTTCTCTCACCAAATCCAAATGAATTTGAATTACTATTAGAAACTACAGGATCATAACACTGGAAGACATAACATTCAGTGTCCAGTCTAATGTCAAAGTCTCCACTCAAGAATCGTTTGTGATAATAAAGTTGATCATCTTCATTATCTTTGATTGACTTGGCAAGAATCTTCTTCAGTTCACTGACACGGCCAATGAACAATCCACTGTTTAGATATTTGTATGGTGATGGTTGAGTGATACCTTTGAAGTCCATTGTGGCTTCAGGGAAAGAATCTGCAAGAGATTCATCAGGCCAACACCATTCTTCCGCAGCAAATAGTGCTCCACATTTGAACTCTAAAAACCTACGTTCAATCTCTTCGATAGGTTCATTTGCAAATGTATCATAACCATCAGCAAACAATACAACATCAGAATCTGGTAGTGTATTGATATAATTTTTCAACAGATTGACTTTCTGACCACCACCAGGGCCAGACATGTCTGTACCTTTCCACTCTACATTCTTTCCAATGTTCAGGAACTCAAATCCATTTTGTCTGGAAGAATTATGTAACTTATCACACTTACTATCATCACTACCGACAGTGATAGCATGGGTCTTAAAATCAAGCAAATAAGAATATCTATTGGTAGGATCTACATCTGTACCACCAACAGATCTATCCCATGGATTAACAACATTTTCTTTATAGCCAATCGGTTTCAATCTTTTCATCATTTGTGGTAGATATTCATCCACAGGAATGATGTTCTTTCTTGACTTCTCATTGAGAAGCATCTGTGCAGCCTTAGGAGTCAGAGCATATCCAACTGTCCAATATGGATACTTAGGTTTCACAAATGTGTCATCAATCTCTTCAGACTGATCCATCTCACGGTGACCAAGATACATGAAATTGTATCCTTCCTTGAACTTCTGTTGAATCTCAGGAATCGAGAATCTATCAGTCACAATGGCATCATCTTCAAGAATGATGATTGGTTCATTTAGTGCGATGCATTTGGCCCACAGGTAATAGTGAGACAAGTAACATCCAACCTCACCATGTGTGATGTGAGTTTTATTGATTGGATCAACCCAATCTTTATTAGTATCAAAATTATTGTTTATCAACCACTGGTAGTTGATCTCCCAACCATCAATGGCATCAAACGGCTCATATTCCAGATGATTATTAGTCTCACTGAACAGTTTTCTCCTGTCAGGGCGTCGTTGGAGACTGATTACAAATGTCTTCATTGTTCAGTTCGGAAAAAGAATACTTGTGTCAAACGGCCGTCTTTCATTGATGTGCCAAAATAATCAAGAGATGTATGCCACTGGTCAGCACGAAATAATACAATCCTATTATACACATTCCCAACATTGGCTACAAGATCCCACTTACTGTAGTCACCATATGTTCCTTCAAGTTCAGGTGAATCATGATCTTTACCAGTCAATGACCCATCAATTTTTGAACGAAAGAAACCAGTTCCTCCAGATGTAGGAGCGTCAGGAGTTAGGTATAAGACACCAGCCCAGTTGTTGTATGCATCATTATGTATCCAACTCTTGTTATCCTTAGTTGTGAATTGGAAAGCACCCGTATATCCCTCGTTAGTTGAACCTAAACCACCATCCAACCAATTAACTACTTGATCTTGAATGATATTTTCAAGAGTATCTTTTGTACTCTGATTCAAAAAATTCTGTGTTCTTACACCAGGATAGTTACCAGTGACATTAAATTCTTGAGAAAGAGCAAACTCTCGAACTTCATCTGGGTTGTTGTAGAAGTTATCAACAACAATAATGTTCTGTCTCATCTCCAATCAGGCCCCTCAAACCAACATACAACACTATGACGAACACCTTTTGTAACTGGTGTCACCCAGTGTTCTAAAAATGATGGAAACCAAATAACAGTTCCCTGACCAAAATAATCTTTTGGTTGTTCATTTTGTACGGCGATACTTAACTGACCACCCTCATATTTTGAGGGATCAGTTAATTGTAACACAACTGAAAGCTTTCTATGTTTTGGTGATCCATTCAACCAAAACACATCGTGATGTCTTTTATATTCTCCTCGGTCTCTTGAGTGATATTCACCCAGTTGCATAAACTCAAGGTTATCAATATGAAATCCAAAGAATTGTTCATTCGTCTGGATTGTCATCCGCCACATTTTATCAAAAACGTCGCGGTATATATCCTCTTTCATCCACTTCAACTTACTTCTTCGATAACGAAGATCTGGGTTCTCACCATTCAGACCTTGGTTAGCTTGAAACGTGGGTAAGTTGTCACTTCTTCTCAAAATACTTTCACATTCATCTGGAGAGAAAGCACCTCTCCAGATGGCCCATTCTGCTTTCATAAACTACATCATTCAGTTGGTTTGGGATTTCTGTTCTTTACTTCTGTTCTCTTCGCCTGAAGTTCATCAGTAGCATCAGTTTTACCTTCGACAACTCTCTCCCAGAGAGGCACAATCATGTCCATCAAGTTGGGATATTGTTTCGCTCGTGTAATCTGATATGCATTTGCATACCAATCACTTCTCAACTCTGCAGCTTTTGTTGCAAGTTGATCAGCTGTGGGTTTGTGGTCCTCAGGTGTGTCTTCAGTATATACAATCGTACCATCATCATAATATGTATACTGAACCATGTTTGGTCTGGTCAGATCAAACAAAGCTTTTCTAAGGAAAAAGTGCCTTTCAAAATCTGATTGTTCGGCAGGAGGTGTAGGGATAGCCATTTTATGCTCCGATTTCAAATAGTACTAAACTTGAGATTGCAGATGCAGAGTTATAATCTCCACCTGGAGAGGTTGGCATTGAAGCAGCATTCAGATAAAAACCACCGTTGCTGTTATTCTCCGATGTTGCACGAACTCTAACGGTAACCTGTGACGTAGTGTTTGGTGAAAATTCAATCTGAACTGAGTTCACACATGGTCCTTGGTTAGATCTATGACTCCAACTGTGGTCACCGAAACCACCATATGTGCCAACACCGTTCAATTCTGTATTTTTCTGAAAAGCACCACCGCCAATTGAATACTCAAGGTAGGCCGTAGAGTCATCACCAGACCAACCAGCAAGACTAGCCATAACCAAGATTTTGTTTGAAGAACTTCTTGGTGTAATACTTACAGACATTGCTGTAAACCCAGCAGCAGTTGTGGTCTGAGTGTTTGCAGTAGTCTTTGTAGCCTGAACCTGAATGACTCTACCGCCAATCTGTTGGCCGCTGGTATTTTGAATATTATTTACTTTAATAGTACTCATGACAGGCTATCCTTTAAAGTTTTAAACTCGGTGAGAAGGTCTCGATACTCGGTATCAGACAGTGTTGTAGAGGTTTCAAGACCAGCAGCTACAAGTTCTTTTTCTGCTTGGTGATCTCTGATGATCTCACGGATTTCTCCCATTCTACCTTTTTTGATCATCTGTCTCTTCGCGACAACTCTGGGATCTTCAATAGATCGATCAACAACAATGGCACCATCTCTAACCACAAGTTGATCAAAATGATCTACTTCAAATTCTTGACTGGGTTCATTAAGCCATTCTTGATAATCAGCACCAACAACAGATCCATCACTGTCAATATAGGCAAACATTCTCATCATCCAATCCTCCTACAGAAAGCAAATTTGTCTTGACAATTTTGGTTAAAGAAAAGTGTACCAATCCAACTCCAAGTTCTAGAGTTGTTTGTCCACCTACCATAACCATGACATAATGCAGGACGGTCGTCCGCACCTTCGTAATAACAGTATTTATAATTTGATCCAGTATGAAAAACAAATCGACCCATACCACCAGATCCTCCACCACCTTGATAGTGGTCAAAATAAAAGTTTCCTTGTGTTTGTTGTAGTCGATTAAAATATCCACCAGTACTATAATAAGTCATGGGGAACTCACCACTATAATTTGTACCGTTTGGTCTAAGTTGCATATCATAGTTGCCATCTCCTTTGCCAGCAAACCATATGACTTCATAGATAGCATCACTAACAACACTAGATCTCAAATACATCTCATTCGATCGAGCATGATGTCGGTAACTATGAACATCATTTGGTGAGTCGAGTGTCAACAAGGCCAAACCACTGTTCGATCCATCACGTTCAATAACATTTGGTTGTAAATTATTAAACGTAAGATTGGCACTGTTGATATTACCAATCAACTCATTATCGTCCTGATCGACGATACTGTTTACTTTAATTGTACTCATTAGCCAATCCTCCTGACCCAAACTCTTTTGTTGTCACCATTAAACTCTAAAACACCGACCCAATCCCACATTTCTTGACGTTCAGTGACCTGAACATTCAGCCATCTTGCATAACCATGAGCAAATGATCGACGGTCTCCACCACAATAAAACAATCTCCTATGACTTCTAGGATTCTGATTTTCATTATGTTGAGTATCCCTCATGGTGTCTCTTGCACCAGTATACAAGAAGACCTTTCCAAAGCCTTCCGTTCCACTACCACCAAACTGATGGTCAATGTAAAATCGATTCAAAGATTGGTTGGCAGAGTTGAAATTTGCATCACCTTCTTGAGTTGCTCTGTATTGTGATCTAAAAACATTAGCACCACCTCTTCTACCAGCAGGATAGAGAACCCAGTCAATATTCTGAGTACCACCTGCTGATTGCCAAGTCAATTCATACATTGCATTTTCAACCAGACCTGTGTGACAATACACAATACTACCAGCTGTATTGTATTGATGAATTTGAGTAAAGGTATCCAGTAAAAGGTTTTCTTCTAATGCATCATTAGGCCTACCCACAACTTCATATTGAATGTTGTTACTGCCAGATAAATTTACCTCTCCAGTTGATGAGTCGATAGTAAATCGAGAGTTGGAAGAAGTGTCTTGAACTGTTGTTACTTTTAAAGTCATGCTACCCTCCAAATCCACAAACGTTTGTTGTCACCATTAAAGTTTATATTACCTACCCAGGTCCAAGATGTACTGGTATTCCAGTCAGCCCTTCCGAAACATAATGAACGACTGTCAGATCCTCTATACAACATACGTTTGTATAATCCGTCTGTAGTAAATCTGATTTGAATAAATCCATCGGAACCATCACCACCACCAAAATGGTCGAAATACCAAAAAGACTGTGTTAATTCTTGTCGGTCTACGATGTCAGCACCACTGCCAGAAAAGTAATGGCATGTGTTAAATTGATTGGTGTAGTTATTACCGTTTGGTTGACATACAAAGTCAATGTTATTAGTGCCACCATTACTCAAAATAACCATATCGTAGACCGCATTTGCTACAAGTTGGGTTCTACAAACAATGTTACTACCACCACTATATGCATAATAATGGTGTTGATTAAAATGTTCTAAAGTTAACAGAGATGTGCTAGCAGTAGCTGCACCCCTGTCAATCCTCTGAAATCCCATATTGTCTACTTTCAACTTACCATCGAAAAATTCGATACCATTAGTTGAAGATAGACCTTCAAGTCTGTGTGTCCTAAGTGTACTCATGTCAGATAACAGTCCAAGTGGCGTTACTGCTAATAGTTACAGTTACTCCACTATTTATTGTGATGGGGCCAATGCTCATGTGGTTATAACTACCACTTAAAGTTGTAGAAGATGCAATGGTTTTTTCACTGGACATAACGTTGCCACCATTATTTCCAATAATTTGTGCCATGAGAAAAGGTGAGGTTTCAAATTATTTATACATCGTTCCTCAAAATTTCAACTATGTCTGTATCAATCCATCCAGTCATGATCGATTTCTGCGATGTATATGATATTTGACCTCTGTGAACAAAACAGAAATTAGCTGGGAACATCAGAATCTTTCCCTTCTCAGCCTTACATGTGTAGTTCCAATCTCTGAATTCTGTACCACCATCAGACACATCATTCAAGTACAAAATGTATACAAACATACGTTGTACATGTCTGCCTTGAGCATCGGCATGCCACTTTTTGAATCCTTCTCCTGGTTCATAAAGTTGAAACTGTGGTGGTCTCAAACAAAATAACTCACCACGAAAATTCAGATCTATATCGTTATAATATCTTGGAAATATCTCTTCGTTTAATTCATCCGCAAGTTTATCTAACCCAATCGAAGATGGTCCATCTGGATACATCTCAGCAAAGTCGGGAGGCATAATATCCCAACTAACTTTTACATCACTGACATCACCACCATCTGGCATGTAGGCCATACCAGGATTTCCATATCCTTTTTCTTTTAACTCTCTCGTTATATCAAAAAGTTTATCACAGATCGAAGGATCTTTGATAAAGTATTCACGAATGTAATGCATTATGCGTCTACGGCATCACTAAAGTAATCTGTTGTTTTGAGATAGGCGTAAACTTGTTCGGAAAGATCGCCATCTTCAATGAAACATCTAAATTCTTTTGATGTGTCATGACCCTTTGTACCAACGGGTTTCATTCCATTAGCTTTAGCTTCAGCAGAAGCATAAACTTCAAGAGTGATTGTAGCAATCCTACCTGCTTTAAAAGCAACTGGCAACTCACCATTTGCAATTCGTTGTTCGTCGGTCAGATCTGGAAAACCAGGATAAGAGAGATCGTGATTTCTCTTATGGACATTTACATCTTGAATTACAAAATATGCACCAGGCACAGTAACACCTGTGCCTGGGATCTCATAGTCTTTACTCAGTGCCATTCTGATTCTCCAGTCTGTCGAGTCTATCTTTCAAATTATTTATGACGATATTTTGTTCCTTGATGGCCTCAACCAGATGTGCAGTCAGTGAAGGATATGCAACACTGAGATACTGATTACCATGTTCATCTGGATCTCCTTCTCTAACGAGTCTTGGTTCAACTTCTTGCATCTCTTGTGCAATGAAACCAATTTGTTCACCTTCACCCATCGTGGTATCACGCCATTCAAAAGATACACCACGCATCTTCAGAACTTTATCAAGAGATCCATCAAGATTATGAATGTTATTCTTCAGTCTACGGTCAGAGTTTGCAGTAACTGAACCAATGACAGTAACACCATCATTTGTGGTTTCAAGTTTAGTAGAGCCGTTAAAACGAAGTTGAACATAACTGTTACGGGCCATGAGGATCATCCACTCATTATCAAGGTCATTATAGATACCAACAGAGTTATTGTCGGCAGACATAAAGACGTAACGGTTATCAATCGAATAACCTTCCCAGCCACCATCACCAGGACCAGTAGTTCTAATGGTTCCGTAGTTACCACTGGAGTTTGAAATACCCTGATTACTGTTGACGAAGAATCCCGTGTCAGCACGAACTCTTTCTGGTGTGTAGACACCATTACCAAATTCGTTCTGATTGTTAAGTCTCAGGTAACCATCATTATAGTCAGCGGTAACAGCCGTTCTGGAGTTAAACGACATACCTCTGTTGTCATTACTGGAGTTAGCAGTGAAGTTCAGAACATCATTACCACTACCAGTAATCGTTACCGATGATGTGTTGTTAGGTCCTGGTGGACCAGTAGGACCTGTTGGACCCTGTGGGCCCTGTGGACCAGTAGAACCTTGGGGACCTGTTGCACCCTTCTGACCTTTCTGACCCTGTGGACCCTGTGGGCCAGTAGGACCACCTGGGCCCTGTGGACCTGTTGGACCCTGTGGACCAGTGGCGCCCTTCTGACCCTTAGAACCCTGGGGACCAGTGTTACCGTTCTGACCCTTTTGACCCTTAGAACCTTGAGGGCCTTGTGGACCAGTAGGACCTTGAGCACCTTGTGGACCCTGAGGACCTGTGGCACCCTGAGCACCCTGAGCACCCTTCTGACCTTTCTCACCCTGAGGACCAGTCGAACCTTGTGGGCCTGTCGCACCTTGAGGACCCTGAGCACCAGTCTGACCTTTCTGACCCTTAGTACCCTGAGGGCCGGTAGGACCTTGAGCACCCTGAGGACCTTGAGCACCTTGGACACCCTTCTGACCCTTTTCACCCTGAGGACCCGTTGGACCCTGAGGACCTTGTGGGCCCGTAGCACCCTGAGGACCTTGTGGACCAGTAGGACCAGTGGCGCCCTTCTGACCCTTCTCACCAGTGGGGCCCGTAGGACCTGTAGCACCTTTCTGACCCTTAGTACCCTGTCCACCAGTGCTACCCTGTGGACCTGTGGGACCAATCTCACCCTTCTGACCCTTAGAACCCTGAGGGCCCTGTGGACCTGTTGGACCCTGTGGACCTGTAATACCTTTTTGTCCCTTCTCACCTTTGTTACCCTGTGGACCCGTTGGGCCTGTAGGACCTGTGGGACCAGTAGCACCTTGGGGACCTTGAGCACCAGTGGCGCCCTTCTGACCTTTAGAACCTGTTGGACCCTGAGCACCTAAGTCACCCTTCTGACCTTTATTACCCTGGGGACCTTGAGCACCCTGAGGTCCAATTTCACCCTTCTGACCTTTAGAACCCTGAGGGCCCTGAGCACCAAGTTCACCCTTTTGTCCTTTAGTACCCTGTGGGCCGGTAGGACCTTGAGCACCTTGGGGACCCTGGGGACCAGTTGGACCTTGCTCACCCTGAGCACCCTTTTGTCCTTTAGAACCCTGAGGGCCGGTAGGACCTTGAGCACCTTGGGGACCAGTTGAACCCTTTTGGCCCTTCTCACCTTGAGGGCCAGTAGGACCTGTGGGTCCAGTGGGACCTTGAGCACCTTGGGGACCTTGCTCACCCTGGGCACCCTTTTGACCCTTGTTTCCTTGTGGACCTGTTACACCTTGGGGACCTTGAGCACCCTGAGAACCCTTTTGACCTTTTTCGCCTTGGGGTCCAAGTTCACCCTTCTGACCTTTAGCTCCACCTTCGCCTTTTTGTCCTTTCTCACCCTGAGCACCCTTCTGACCTTTAGCACCAGCAGCACCATCAGAACCTGCAGCTCCAAGTTCACCTTTCTGACCCTTAGTTCCTTGAGCACCAACTTCACCTTTCTGACCTTTATCGCCAGTGACACCAACTTCACCCTTTTG